AGCTGTGCCGTCCCGGAGACATCGTGATCAACACGCTTTGGGCGTGGATGGCGGCGCTTGGTGCGAGCAGGAACGTTGGCATCGTCAGTCCGGCCTACGGCGTGTATCGGCCGCACCGTGCCGACAGCTTCAATCCAGCGTATCTCGACTACCTACTGCGCACTCGTGCCTACGTTGCCGAATACATCGGGCGCTCAACCGGCATCCGATCCTCGCGTCTGCGCCTGTACCCGAACCAGTTTCTCGACATCGCGCTGATTCAGCCACCTCGCCCCGAACAAGACCAGATCGTCGCCTACCTACGGGCGCAGGATGCCCACATCGCCCGGTTCATCAAGGCCAAGCGCGATCTCATCGGCCTGCTCACCGAGCAGAAGTTGCGCATCATCGACCACGCTGTCACACGCGGCCTGGATGCCTCGGTCGCGTTGAAGCCTTCCGGTATCGAGTGGCTGGGGGATGTGCCCGAGCATTGGGAGCTTCGCCGTTTGAAGTTCCTCGCCAGCAACACCACAAACCAGACCACCACCAAGGCCAGCGACGAAATCTATCTGGCAATGGAGCATGTCCAAAGCTGGACAGGCGTGGCGCGACCACTCGAAGGCGAAGTCGAATTTGCCAGCACGGTGAAGCGGTTTATCGCCGACGATGTTCTGTTCGGCAAGCTCCGTCCGTACTTGGCGAAGGTGACCCGGGCGAACTGCGCTGGTGTGTGCGTGAGCGAGTTCCTCGTGCTGCGGTCGCGCAAGGAACTCATCCTGCCTGCGTATCTTGAGCAGCTACTGCGCTGTAAGCGTGTCATTGACCTCATTAACAGCTCGACGGCGGGAGCGAAGATGCCGCGTGCCGATTGGACTTTTATCGGCAACGTGCGGCTCCCGGTTCCTTGCAAAGATGAGCAGAAGTCAATCCTGTCGTACATCGAGCTCGAAACGAAGGACTTGGACGAAGCCATCGCTCGCGCCGAAGAAGAAATCAAGCTGATCCGCGAGTACCGCGACCGGCAGATTGCCGATATCGTCACAGGCCAAGTAGACGTGCGCGGCTGGGTGCCGGGTCCCGACGACGTCGTGACTGAGGAAGACCTGGCGGCACTTGGCGGCGACGAAGAAATCGATACCGATGGGGAGGAAGACGATGGCGACAACTGACACCAGCGAAAAAGGCCTGGAGGCCTTGATCGTGCGCGACCTCTGCACCAGCGGCGGCTATGTGCAGGGACAACCCACCGACTACAACCGCGACGTGGCGGTGGACGTGGTGCAGTTGCTGTCTTTTCTGCAGGCCACACAGCCCAAGGCGGTCGAAACACTGGAGCTGGCAAGCGAGGGCATCAAGCGCACACAGTTCTTGCACCGCATCCAGGGCGAGATTGCCAAGCGGGGCGTGGTGGATGTGCTGCGCAAGGGCGTGAGCCACGGCCCGGTTCACGTTGATCTGTACAAGCTGCTGCCGACGCCGGGCAACGTCAGTGCTGCCGAGAACTTCGGCAAGAACATCTTCAGCGTCACCCGCCAGTTACGCTACAGCAATGACGAGTCGCAGCGCTCGCTGGACATGGCCATCTTCATCAATGGCCTTCCGGTGATGACCTTCGAGTTGAAAAACTCGCTGACCAAGCAAACTGTCGCTGACGCCATCACTCAGTACCAGACCGACCGCAACCCGGGCGAGCTGCTGTTCCAGTTGGGGCGCTGCGTGGCGCACATGGCGGTGGACGATGCCGAGGTGCGATTCTGCCCGCATCTCACCGGCAAGACCTCGTGGTTCCTGCCGTTCAACAAGGGCTGGAACAGCGGCGCGGGCAACCCGCCCAACCCGCACGGCCTGAAAACCGACTATCTGTGGAAGCAGGTGCTGGTGAAGGACTCGCTGGCCAACATCATCGAGAACTTTACTCAGGTGGTGGAAGAGGAAGACGAAAAGGGCAAGAAGCGGCGCAAGCAAGTGTTCCCGCGTTTTCACCAACTTCGTACCGTCCGTGCCTTGCTGCGCCGCTCCCGCGAGGATGGGGTTGGCAAGCGTTATCTCATCCAGCATTCGGCAGGCAGCGGTAAGAGCAACACCATCGCGTGGCTGGCCCACCAGTTGGTGGAACTCAAGACCGTCGCCGATGCGATGTTGGCTCAGTTCGACTCGGTGATCGTCATCACCGACCGACGCGCGCTGGATACCCAGATCGCCCGAACCATTAAAAGCTACGATCACGTTGCGTCGATCTTCGGCCATTCCGAGGATGCCGCCGAGCTGCGCACCTTCCTGCGCAAAGGCAAGAAGATCATCGTGACGACGGTGCAGAAGTTTCCGTTCATCCTCGATGAGCTGGGCGACCTCGGTGGCAAGAAGTTCGCGCTGCTGATCGACGAAGCGCATTCCAGCCAGGGAGGCAAGACCACGGCCAAGATGCACATGGCTCTGTCGGGCGCTGCTGGCGACGATGAGGATGACGAGGAATCCGTCGAAGACGCAGTCAATAAGCTGATTGAGTCGCGCAAGATGCTGCCGAACGCCAGCTACTTCGCTTTCACCGCCACACCGAAAAACCGGACGCTGGAGTTGTTCGGGGAGCGGTTCATCGAGGGCAGCGAGGCACGCTACCGCTCGCCGGAAGAGCTGACCTACACCACCAAGCAGGCGATTCAAGAGGGTTTCATCCTCGACGTGATTGCGAACTACACGTCGGTGGACAGCTTCTACCATGTCGCCAAGACAGTCGAGGACGATCCCGATTTCGACAAGGTGAAGGCGCTTAAGAAGATTCGCCACTACGTCGAATCCCACGACAAAGCCATCCGCAAGAAGGCGGAGATCATGGTCGATCACTTCGTGGCGCAGGTGGCGGGCAAGCAGAAAATCGGGGGCAAGGCCCGGGCAATGATCGTCTGCAACGGCATCGCACGGGCCATCGACTACCACCGCGAGGTGTCGGATTACCTCGCTTCGATCAAGAGCCCGTTCAAGGCCATCGTAGCGTACTCGGGTGACTTTGAAATTGGCGGGGTGAGGAAGACCGAAGCTGATCTCAACGACTTCCCGAGCAAGGACATTCCGTCCAAACTCAAGCAAGACCCGTATCGCTTCCTGATTGTTGCCAACAAGTTCGTCACCGGCTTCGACGAGCCGTTGCTGCACACGATGTATGTCGATAAGCCGCTGGCGGGCGTTCTGGCGGTGCAAACGCTGTCGCGACTGAACCGAGCACACCCGCAAAAGCGCGATACCTTCGTGCTGGACTTTGCCGACAACGCCGAGGCCGTGAAGACAGCATTTCAGGACTATTACCGCGCGACGGTGCAGGTTGGCGAAACCGACCCCAACAAGCTGCACGACTTGAAGAACGATCTCGATGCCAAGCAGGTGTACAGCTGGCAGCAAGTCGAGGATTTAGTTGCGCTCTACGTCACCGGCGCAGACCGCGACAAGCTCGACCCCATCCTCGATGCCTGCGTAGCCGAGTACATCGACAACCTGAACGAAGACGACCAAGTCGAGTTCAAGGGCAAGGCCAAGACGTTTGTGCGCAGCTACAGCTTTATCGCGGCAATCCTTACCTATGGCCACCCTGCCTGGGAAAAGCTCTCGATCTTCCTGAACTTCCTGATCCCAAAGCTACCGGCCCCGAAAGAGGAAGACCTCTCCAAGGGTGTGCTGGAAGCCATCGACATGGACAGCTACCGGGTGGAAGCGCAGGCAGCACTAAAGATGTCAATGGACGATGCGGACGGTGTCGTCGAGCCGGCCCCTGACGGAGCAGGAGGCTTTGGTGGTACCCCTGATATCGACAAGCTGTCAAATATCATCAAGGCGTTCAACGATATGTTCGGCAATATCGAGTGGAAGGACGGCGACAAGATTCGAAAGGTTATCACCGAGGAAATTCCGGCGCGCGTGGCGCAAGACAAGGCCTACCAGAATGCTCAGGCCAACTCCGATAAGCAAAACGCCAAGCTAGAGCATGACAAGGCGCTGAATCGCGTAGTGCTGGAGTTGCTTTCCGACCATACCGAGCTCTTCAAACAGTTTAGTGACAATCCAAACTTCAAGCGCTGGCTGACCGATATGGTCTTCGACTCGACGTATCATCCAGGCGCGGTGCCGCCAAAGACTCCTCCACAGACGGGAGCATCGGCGTGAGCAATACCAATGTACAGAGGGGGTGTTTATGGCATTGAATCTGGCGAAAGTCGTACTGGATTGCTTGAAGGCACGGCCCGAAGAAAAGCAGACTGCAAGGCAGATTGCCGAGTGGATTTTTGAGACCTATCCTGCCGAGTGTCAGGAGAAAAAATCCAATAGCCAAGGCGATTACATCAAAACCGATGGTGATTTGGTGCAGCAGTTGGTTGCGGAAATCGGCTCACGGCGTCCAAGTTTACAAAAGCGGCACCCGGAACTGAAAACGACCGAAGGTAGGCCGCGCAAATACTACTATTCGGAGAAGTCGGACAGTGCCGAAGTGGCTGCGGCTGAGAGCGTGGTTACCACATCCACCACAGAAGCGAACGGAACTACGCTTGGTGAGCACGCGATGTACCCGCTGCTCTCGCTGTATCTGTGGGAGGAGTTTCGGGTCTACTCCAAGCGCATCGACGAAAAGCGCTCATCGAATAAACGAGGGCCGAACGGCAACCGCTGGCTGTACCCGGACGTGGTAGGCATGGAGGACTTGGGCGCAGACTGGCACCAGGAAGTGCGGGACTGCGTGAATCAATACTCCGACAAGCGCACCAAGTTGTGGTCGTTCGAGGCCAAGTTGCTGATCAACCGGTCGAACGTGCGTGAGTGCTTCTTTCAGGCAGTTTCCAATTCGTCGTGGGCGAATTTCGGCTATCTGGTGGCTGCCGAAATCGAGGGGCAGGACACGCTTAAGGAGCTGCGGATGCTATTCGCGGCGCACGGCATTGGCCTAATCAAGCTGGATGCCGACAATCCGGCAGAGAGTCAGGTCTTGATTCCGGCCCGGGAAAGAGATGAGATCGATTGGGATATGGCCAACCGGCTGGCAACTGAAAATCGCGATTTCCTAGACTATGTGAAGCTGGTGAAGCAGTTCTACCAGACCGGCGAAGCAAGACTGGCCGATTGGGATGTGCCCGCGACAACTGATTGAGGAAGGCTACTCGAGGTGACCGACGACGTCTAGGCGCTGATCACCCCGCTGGAACGCGCCAAACCACTCGTTGCGTGAATCGGCGCGAGCCCGACTCACGAGTAATGCAAAGCCCTCGCAACCTCGCTCCTTGGCGGTGGCAAAATCAGACGTGTCGAACTTAGCCTCGCGGACAAGCGTCGTCGCGACCGATTTCATTGCGTACTCAAACAAATCCAGTAGGCTCGCCTGTAGGGTTTCGTCGATACTGCGTGGTGACACGTCGTCGATGACGGCCTTCTTGAATCGATTGCTCATTGTTTGTACTCCGTGTTGGCGTGGATGACATGAACGCGCTGTTTAGTGGTGAAGCCAAGCACCATTCAGTCATTGGTCTCGAATAACCAAGATTTCCCTTTGCCGATCCCACTCCACCGGATACGGCTTCATCAACTCCCCAAGGGTCACGTTGGCCGGCTGCTTTCCTTCGAGGATCGCTTCGACAATATCGGGCGCCAGCAGCGCCAGTTTCACAATCCGACTGACAAACGAAGCTCCGATCTTTTCGCCTCTGGCGATATCCTCAATGCAACCGTAAGTGCCGTTTTCAAGTAATGATTGCCACCGGAATGCTCGCGCCAGCGCCTTCACCATCACGTTGTCGATGGTGGCCTTCGGTGCCGGGTTGCCCTGAGTACCATCTGGCAGCACGATAACCTTGCGCCCGCCGCGCTTCTTGAACGTCATCGGCACATGGATGGAAACGGTTTCCATCATGCCGCTTTCTTCAATTCCGGCTTGGTGATGACGGATTGGATCAACTCCTTCATGCCGGCAGTTTTCATGTCCACACGGATTCCTGTCGGGCTGACTGTCACCCGATCTACCATCAGCTGGATAATTCGCGCCTGCTCGGCCGGAAACAATTCTTCCCAGACTGGCTCAATTGATTGCAGCGTCAAGATTGCCTGCTGGGTATCGGCATCTGGATCCTGATCGCGGATTTCGAGAATGGCCTGTGCCATCACTTCCGGTGACTGCAGAATCCTTCGTACCTGGCCGACGACAACCGCTTCAATTTCTCCGGCTGGCACGCGTGCTATCGCGCAGGCATCCTTGCCGATCTTGATTGACGCCGTATTCACGTAGTACCGGTAGTGCTTGCCATTTTTCACCGTAAAGCTTGGCGTCATGGCCCAACCGTCGTCGGCAAAGATCAGTCCTTTTAGCAGTGACGGCGCCTGACTTGGCCTGTTCTGCCGCGCCCGCTTGTCTGCGTCACGCCGACCCAGCATCCCCTGAGCTTGCTCCCACAATGCCCGATCGAGAATCGGCTCATGCTCACCGGGATAGTGTTTTCCCTTGTAGGCGGCAACGCCAATGAATACCGGATTCTTGAACAGTTTGTAGAGGTAGCCCTTGTCGATCAGTTTTCCGGCGCGCTGCTTCTCCTTGATCGTTGTCCAGGATTTGGTTGTCGCTCCCTCAGCTCGCAGTTCGTGAGACAGCGTTGTGATCGACCCCAGGGCGATGTACCGCTCGAAGATTCGTTTGACCAGTCGGGCCTCGACGGCGTTCGGCACCAGTTTTCGTTCGACGACATCGTAGCCAAGCGGCGGCATGCCGCCCATCCAGATTCCCTTTGCACGGCTGGCCGCGATCTTGTCACGCACCCGCTCACCGCCAAGTTCCCGCTCGAACTGGGCAAAGGACAGCAGTATGTTCAATGTCAGTCGCCCCATCGATGTGGTGGTATTAAACGACTGCGTGACCGAGACAAAGGTCACCTTGTGCTCGTCGAACAACTCCACCAACTTCGAGAAATCCGCCAGCGAACGCGACAGTCGATCGATCTTATAGACCACGATGACGTCGATCAGTCCTTCCCGCACATCCTCGAGCAAGCGCTGCACGCCAGGCCGGTTCAGCGTACCGCCCGAGAAACCGCCATCGTCGTAGTTGTCGCGCAGCGCCACCCATCCCTCGGATTTCTGCGACGCGATGTAGGAGTGGCAGGCATCCCGCTGCGCATCCAGCGAGTTGTAGTCCATGTCGAGACCTTCCTCGGTGGACTTGCGCGTGTAGATCGCGCAGCGCATTTTCCGAACGACAGTCGTCATGCGTAGCTCCGCGCCGAGCGCAGACCGAAGAATGCCCAACCGTTCCAGATGGTGCCGGTGATCTGCCGCGCAATGTGCGACAAGGATTCGTAGCGCCGGCCCTGAAACTCAAAATGATCAGGCTGAACGATGACCTCGTAGGGAGTGCCCTGCCATTCACGTATCAGTTTGGTGCCGGCAACGGGACGATCATCGGTGCGACGGCTGCGAACGCGCTTCTTGCCACCATCGAGTTGCTCACCCAGTAGTTCCAGGCGCTTGACGGTAGCGGCCGGAAGCCCACCGTAGGCGAGTTCCTGCAGTCGGTAGGCCAGCCGGTTTTCCAGAAAGCGGCGGTTGTAGGGTGGCGGTTCCTTGCCGAACAGGTCTCGCCACAGTTGCTTGAGGTCAGGGATCGGGGTGGTTTTGAGTGCCAGCACCCGGGCCAATACTTTGTCGGTCACAACGTCTCTCCTTTGGTTACCAAGACGTGGTCATGAACGCGCTGTTCGGTGGGTCTATCAAGGTCTTTCTGACGTTTCTGCAGACGCAATACGCCGTTGGCCAGGATCATGGCAATGGCGCGCAATGGGGTGATCGAATCGGATGCCGGCATGGGTTTTCCATTCCTGGGCCGGCTGCTTTCTGTACGGCCTGCTATCAGTTCGCGTGACATTGCCGGTTCCCAAAATCTTGTCAAAAAGAATGGTGCAGATTCTGGCGAAATCAGGCGCAGCAAGCCACGAGGACGCAGTAAGGTCGCGTAATGGCTAAGCGGCTAAACCCATACAAAAACGTTTGCAAGCAATGTCCGTGACCGAAAATTTATCGAAATAGTTTCTCGATCTGCTACCAATCGCTACTTCACGCCGCGTTGTTCAGCTGTTGTTCAAAAAGTGCTTGACATGGGTTTTCAAGATCTATATCTTGGCGACTGAACAACATCTGAACAACGGAGGAAATGCAAATGGAAAAGCGATTTGTGGCAGCGCTGAGCCGGTCTCAGGGCAGGAACGCATGGGCCGTAATCTTTCGGCACCCGGTTCGGATCGACCCAAATACAGGAAAGGTCGGGGTGCGAGTAAGGCAGGGACTCGGTACCGCCGATGAGGGTGAAGCCGATCAACTGAAAGAACAACTCAACCAGTTGCTTGCCGACGAGGCCTATTGGAACCCTTCCGCTAGGAGCGAGGCCGAAAAGCGGTTCCACCGCCGGGTTGTCGAGATATTTTTTCATGGCATGGAAGCCGAGGAAAATGACTTCGGGGCGATCCGCGAATCAATCATCGCGCTACCGACTGCCCAAAACTCAGAATACAGGCGTGCGCTGCTTCTTGGTACCACCGGCGCGGGCAAGACAACCTTGCTGAGGCAGTTGATTGGAACCGACCCCGAGTCGGAGCGATTTCCGTCCACATCAACGGCAAAAACCACAGTACACGAAACAGAAGTCGTTCTGGCCCCAGGCCCATTCACGGCTGTCGTCACATTCTTCCCTGTGGATGAAGTGCGGGAGCACTTGAATGAATGCATTTCCGAGGCTGTGCTTGCTGCCTATGAAGACGATAAGGAATCGGAGATTTTTCGGAAACTTCTGATGCATGTGAATCAGCGATTCCGCTTCAACTACATCTTGGGTAATGGCCCGCAAGCCCCTGGATCGGACGACGATGATGAGGACGAAGATGACGCTCCTGATCTCGTTGAAGAGAACGCAGACGATCAAGCCATTGACTTGAATAGGACCAACGAATTGTTGTCAAAGTGCCTGACTGCCTTGCGGTCTATCGCGGCGCGGCATGGTGATCAGTTGAAAACTGAGTTGGGCGCCACTGATGAGAAAGATCAGCGCGTTGTCGATGAGCTATTCGAAGAGGAACTTGATCGCCGCTTGCGCGAAGACGAAGAGTTTCATCGCGTCAGCGACAACTTGATGGACGAGATCGAACTACGCTTCGCCCTACTGGACCAGGAAGGGACAGTCCGCCGCAACAAACAAGGATGGCCTCAGTCTTGGTCATGGCAGACCGAAGATCGGACAGCATTTATTAAGGCCGTGGCACGCTTCTCGAGCAATCATTCCCCGCGCTTTGGAAGGCTCCTGACGCCGTTGGTCAACGGGGTCCGCGTATCCGGCCCATTCATTCCAGAATGGAACGATGGCCATCAGCCCAAACTCGTTCTGCTGGATGGCGAAGGGCTTGGGCACACGCCAAAGTCGGTCGCGGCGATTTCCACGTCATTGACCCGGCGTATTGAAGCCACGGATGCAATCATCCTTGTCGATAACGCCACGATCCCAATGCAGGCAGCCCCCGTTGCTGCCATGAAGGAGATGATTACATCCGGCAGCGCCAGCAAGCTTCTGCTCGTGTTCACGCATTTTGATGAGGTTAAGGGCGACAACCTGCCCAACGCAGCCGCCAAGGAACAGCACGTTTTGGCATCGGCTGAGAATGTCCTGGCTTCGATTGGGGAGGACCTGGGGCCCTTCGCGGAACGAGCGCTGCGCGGACGTTTGAAGGACGCGTGTTTCTTTGTGGGCGGAATTGATGAACACCTGGACGCCGCAAAGAAATCTCAAAAACGAACCATCACGCAATTGCATGCGTTGTTGGCGGCCATAGACGCAATCGTTGAAAAACCAGCCCCGGTCGACGCCAAGCCAATCTATGACCGCATGAATCTTGTGCTTGCTGTGAAGAATGCCGCCGAAGGCTTTCACGATACCTGGTGGCCACGCTTGGGTCTGGCATACAAACCAGGGGCCAGCAAAGAGCACTGGAAGCGCATTTGGGCATTGAGTCGGCGCCTTGGAACGCCTGGATTCGGAGACGAATACGACAATCTCAAGCCCGTCGCAGATCTTCGCAAACAGCTACAGGATCGACTGTATGTCCTGTTGCAGAACCCACTGCGATGGGATCCCGTTGAACCCACCGACGATGCACACAAGCAACAGGTCTTTGATGAGCTAGCCAAGGCGCTGTCCGCAAAAATGCTCGACCTTGCGACCCGCCGAGTACGTGGCGAACGAATGCCGGAGTGGCAATCAGCCTTCAACCAGTCGGGGCGGGGTTCCAGCTACGCGCGAGCATCCATCATCGGCGAGCGCATCTACGATCGAGCCGCACCAGTACCTGACGTCACCCCATCTCCCGACCGTAATTCATTTCTTCACGAGGTCGCGGCGGTAGTGGAAAGCGTTTGTCTGGAGATGGGGGCGAGCCTGAACTGAGCACTTCGACGGGAGTTTCGATGAGATTTGTGCGCCAGCTATCCACCGGCGTTGAGTCTCATCCCTGCGCCCAGACGGCCCGGTCGCTTGCCCGGTGAGCAAGCGGGCCGTATAGGGGCTAGCGCGTTTTTTGTATTGAGGGAGCAAAACAACATGAAGGATATGGAAAACTTCACCCGACTCGTTCAAAAGACGAAGAAGGAAACCCTGCCACTGCTGCAGCGGTATGTCGAGCTATGTGACACCGTGACCGCCGGTAGTATCGACTGGTCACAGCCCATCGAGAAGGTCCGTGAGTTGATCGTTGCCGCGATGGCGGCGGTCGTCGGCCAGTCCCGGAAGAAATTTGAAGATCGGGCGGAGCGCATCTACCTGATGTCCAAGGAGGTCGGCCACGAAGCCGTTCGTTCGCTCGGCAAGGGGCTGGTCATTCCGGGCAAGGAGGTGCTGCCAGATGGCCTGGCGCGGATGTTGTGGCTCTATCTGGAAAAGAATGTGGCGTTCATGGATGCCGAGGAAGCGCGTTATGCTATCGAGCACCGTTTGAGTCCGAAGATTTACAGCGGCTTTTCTGGGCCGAAGAATCTTGAGATCAGTGTCACCGATGACAGTAAAAAGCAGTTCGCCGCAAAAATGGCGGCGCTGATGGGTGTTGAGGCAAAAGATATCGCCGTCTCCGACTTCACGCGAAGCGAATATTCAGTCAGCGACGACGAGGAAGACAATGTTGAGGAAGTCGTTCTCTATCAATTTTCCGCCGCCGTAAATACGGATGCCGACAGCTTTGATACGGTTCGGGACGGCGTGGTCGAAACCGAATATTACGTTCCCTGCGAGAAAATCCGGATGACCTATGAACCGGCCTCCGGTGCCATCGAGGTGTATGCACCGAATCTCGGAATGCGTCGTGACGTCGCGCGTGCTTTTGCCGACACGATCATGAACCACGAGATCAAAGGCGAGACCATCCCACTCAAGGATTACGATCTGGAGTCGTTCAAAAAGTCGCGCACCTTCCCCGCGCACGGCGAAAGCATAGGCACAGTTCGGGTCACCCAAATCAAGGTCGAACGCAGGCATGAGATCGGTGGCGGCGAGGCCAGTGCCAAGAAGACGGTCTATAACGCACTGGATATCCGGGTTCACCGGAACGAATCGCGTTCGATCTGGGCCACGGCGCTGGATGATTTCAAGATTGATGACCTGACTCCCTACGATGTAAAACAGGTCAAGTTCGTGATCCAGATTCCCAAGCAAGGCGATCGCCGGGCTCATGGACTCACGGTATTGATCACCGCTCCGAATGGTTGCTCGAACGGCAACATGAGCAACGAGGAAAGGGAACTGCGCGACCGGCTATTGAGTCACTGGCAGATTCTGAATGAGTTCTGAGTCAGCCACGACCCTGTCCCGGCGCGCGGCAGATTTGTTTCTGGACCTGCTGGAGCGCCACGACCAACTGGTATTGAGCCGTGATCTCCTACGCTACCGGGAGTTGGTCGCGGAGATGGTGGATTACGGCCTCCTGGCTTTTGAGACCCACGCATCGGAAATCATGGTCGACGTGACCGATGGTCAGGAGTCTGTCGAGGTTGAAATTGACAAGGCGGCCGGTGTGGCTCGTTACCCGTGTCCGGAATCCGGTCGTGATCTATCGGTTCCGTTGCACGAGGTCGAACTGTACCGCCTCTTGCCCATGCGCCTATGCGAAGCCATCGCCGTCCAATTGGAAGTTGGCGATGAGAGCCAGCGCCACCTTGAAACGCCACTGATCTCGGATGTGTTCTGGTTCATCGGCAATGCCGATTTCGGTGGCGCGTATTTGCCGGTGTTCTTCGCTCGAAGCCTGACTCGCAATCTCGACGCAACCATCAATGCCATGCAAGGGCGATCCGATACCGAGGGCGGTCTGCTTCTGTATTCAGGAAAGGCCCCGAGCAACCACGTCACATTTCCCGGCCGCCACTATGCGGTCAGCCTGGCCGATGCCTTTTCGACCGAGTCGAGCAGCGCGACACTGGTCCGTCCGTTTCTCAATCGGATCGTCTCTGGACTGCCGCCAGACCGGAGTGATCAACTGTTCAGCTTTAACGCCAAGTCAGGCGAACTGTTTATTCGCGGTCGCACGAAAGTCTTCAAGGGCATCCAGCGGGATATCATCGCCTGGCTATGGAAGATGCGCGAATCTGACCAGGCCGGTTTCACTTGGGCTGAAATCAGCAAGAACGCCAACTCCGACTCCAAAGGCATCGACGATGCATTCCACGGCAAGGTGACACGCGAACTCTGGGTGGAAAAGATAGCCGCCGCCCGCTACCGATTACGCCGAGACTGACGCCAACCAACCGCCTACGGGCGGTTTTTTATTGTTTCGGTTTTTCAGTAAGTTTTCAGTAAATCCGCTGGTAGAGCTTCAGTAATCACGAAATCCATTCTCCGTCTTACGCCAATTGCGGCTGTTTGACAGGAGATGATCGTGACTAACGTAAAGCACCTAACCCCGGAAGAACTTGCGGAGAGGTGGAACTGTAGCGGGGAAACCCTCGCTCGCTGGCGCAGTGAAGGCCAGGGCTGTCGGTGGATGCGCATCGGCGGCTATATCCGCTACCGCATGACGGATGTTGAAGCTCACGAGGCGCAATGCCTGCGTAAGAGCACCTCGGAGCGCGACTTGTCGGAGGTGACGGCATGAACAGCCAAATTCTCTCGCAAGTTTCGGCGATGCCAGCCACTCAGCTTTCCGAAGCGTCCCCCGACCTGTTGCAGAAAGCACTGATCGCTGCAATGACGGAAGTGACTCAGGCGAAAAATCAACTGGAGCATATCGAGCACGCCATTGATATGCGCTACGCACAGCGAGCCAAATCACTCCGGCTCGCCCAAGGCAAGGACACCGGTGTCGTGCATTTCGATGACGGCAATGTTCGTGTCACCGCTGATCTGCCCAAGAAAGTCGAGTGGGACCAGAAGCAACTTCACGAACTCATCCTTCGCATCGCATCCAGTGGCGACAACCCGGCTGAGTTCATCGAGACGTCCTACCGCGTCAGCGAGACCAAGTACCAGGCCTGGCAGGAATCCCTGCGTTCCCAATTCACCCCCGCACGCACCGTCAAGGTTGGCAAAGCCACCTATCGGCTCGCGCTGCTCTCGGAGTAATCATCATGCTGAAAACTTTCATTGAAGCACTGCGCAAGAAGTCCATTTCGCTGTCCGATCTGCCCGAAGCTATTCGTGTTCCCGGCCACGGTGGACGTCCAACCATCGATGGTCTGCGACTCGAAGATGCCAGCGTCGATGACCTCGCATTTGCAATTCGCGGAATCTCTGATCAGACGAGTCTGCTGCTTTCTCAGGAATCCGCACTTCGTCGTCTTCATGACCTGGCCCGCAACCGTGGCGCGATCGGCACCGACAAGGTCGGCGAGATTTTCGGTGGGGAGGTCTGAGATGGCCTTTCCCATCATCACCGCTGACCAGCGCCTCGCCGAAAACCGCCGCTCCTCGGGCGTCATCCTGGGGCCCGCTGGTGTCGGCAAGACCACCTTGCTCAAGACCACCGAGGCGGTCAGCGCCTTGTTCGTCGATATGGAGGATGGCGACCTCGCAGTGCGTGACTGGCCCTGCGACACCGTGCGCCCCCGGACGTGGCCGGAGTGTCGTGATCTGGCCTGCTTCATCGGTGGCCCGAATCCGGCGCTGCGCGACGATCAGTCCTACAGCCAGGCGCACTACGACCGGGTCTGCGATCAGTACGGCGATCCGGCACTGCTCGGCAAGTACTCGCTGATTTTCGTCGATTCCATCACCGTCGCCGGCCGTCTGTGCCTGCAGTGGTCCAAAGGCCAGCCGCAAGCCTATAGCGAGAAAACCGGTAAGCCTGACAACCGAGGCGCGTATGGCCTGCATGGCAGCGAACTGATTGCCTGGCTCACACAGTGGCAACACATTCGCAGCAAGGACGTGTGGCTGGTCGGCATCCTCGACGAGAAGTTGGACGACTTTAATCGGAAGGTGTTTTCACCGCAGATCGACGGCTCCAAGGCCTCACTGGAACTGCCCGGCATCCTCGACCAGGTTATCTCGATGGTCGTCCTCAAAGCCGATGACGGCACGCCATATCGCGCCTTCGTCTGCCAGCACCTCAATCCCTGGGGCTACCCCGCCAAAGACCGTTCCGGACGACTCGACGTCGTCGAGGAGCCGCATCTGGGCCGCCTCATTTCCAAGATCACCGCGCCCCGCGCGCAGTAACGCACAGGAGAAATTCCATGAACAGTAATTCCAACAACGCCGCCTGGAACGATTTCAACGATGCCGAGGAGCAGCGCGAGTTCGCCCTGATTCCGCCCAAGACGCTGGCCAAGGTCATCATGAGCATTCGCCCGGGCGGTTACGACGACGCGAGTCAAGGCTGGACCGGCGGTTATGCCACCCGCTCGGACAAGACCGGCGCGGTGTACCTCAACGCCAAGTTCACGATCCTCGAAGGCCCGTTTGCCAAGCGTGTGGTGTTCGGCCTGATCGGTCTCTACAGCCCCAAGGGTCCGGACTGGACGAACATGGGCCGCAGCTTTCTGCGCGCCATCCTCAACTCGGCGCGCGCCATCCATCCCGCTGATCAGACACCCCAGGCGCAAACCGCGCGCCGCATTCGTGGCTTCGCCGATCTGGACGGTGTCGAGTTTGTTGTCCGTATTGATGTCGAAAAGGATCAGAACGGCGAGGACAAGAATGTCGTCAAAGCCGCGATCCAGCCCGACAGCAAGGAGTACGCGGCATTGATGGGTGCCGTCAGTCGCGCACCTGTTCCCACCGGCGGATTCATCAGCAGTGCGCCGGTGGCACACGCTGCGCCGGCTGCTCCCCCCGCC